GTGAAGGTATCCCATACCCCCACTAATCCGTCTAATATGTCTGAGAAGATATCACCGAATCCGGTGATGAGAGGCATTACGAACTCATTGAACTTGTCTGCTAACCAGTTCCATGCGGTTTCTCCTAACCCCATGATTGAATCCATTATGCCACCGAAGATGCCTGTGAGTGAGGATATGGTAGGTTCTATCCGTTCCTCCCAAGTCTCCTTGAGCATATCCATAGCCTTGCCCCAGTCCCCAGTCAGTATGGCGAAGATGAACGCCATAGATTCCTTGAAAGCGTCCCATATCGGCATAACCACCTCGTTCCATAATATCATCAGAGTATTCCACGCAGCCTCGCCTATGACCATCAAACCAGCGAAAGCATCACTCGCTTTCTCACTGAACCAATTCCAAATAGGGGCGATATACTCATCCCATGCTTCCTTTATCTTAGTCCACACATCAGTAGCGACTTCCATAGCCTTGTTGAAGGCATCAGATAGGAAACCACCTATGGCTGAGGCTATGCTACCGAGACCACTCATTCCGCTGGATATGGTAGAGAGGCTGCTACTCACTGAACCGAGTTGGTTGAGTAACGCCCCTATTGCCATCAGAAGTCCTCCATCTCTAGGAATGAGTAATCGAAGTCCACGGTCTCGTTGCTGGTCGAAGATTGCTTCTGCCTTCTCTCTGCCTCTTTGTTCCGCTCATCCTCTACCGCTAATGCCCATACGAGGGACTGCTTGAAGATATCAACTGGCATAGCATAGACCTCCACCAGTGATACGCCGTAGTGTTTGGCTACGGTGTAGGCGAACAGTTGCGTTTGCAGTTCTAAGTCATCGTTGCTCTCGATGCGTTTTTTTGATAGAAACTGCTGAACGCTCAACTGTTCGCTTTGGTAAACCCCCCTTGCAAAGCCTCCGCCATCTCCTCGGGCTTGGGTAGCAAGGACGCTATCTGTTGCCCCACGTATGCGTTTAGATTGGTTAGTTCCTCTGTAGTGAGTTCGGGATTGGTTCTGACAACCCAATTGGTGAATGCGTAGTTCCAATAGCCCTCAAGGTCGAGTGATACATCTCCCTTATCCATTGTGAACATACTCTGAGCAGCCTTCTGAACATCCAAGAAAGTGATATCGCGTATCCACACCTCCATGACGGCATCACTGTCGTCGGGGTCTACGCCTATCTCATGTCTCTGTTCATTCTTCTTCGTCAGTATTGCTTGTTTCTCCACTATTGTCATTGTCGGTCACTTCCTCGGTCACAGCCTCTGATTCCTCAGAGGGGGCGTCCAACTCCTCCTCAGCAGCCTCTTCCGAGGGGGCTTCGGCATCGTCTTCGGTTTCCTGTTCGACTATTCCTTCGTCATCGCGGCGCAGTCTCATGACCACCTCCGCTTTCGTGCCGCGTATCGTGAGACCACGCTCACGGCATACTTCCTGTAATTCCTTTACAGTCATTGAATCGTAATCTTGCGCTGGGAACGGATTGTCGTTCAGAGGGACTTCTATCTCCTCAGAAGCCTCGTCAAGAACTTCTTCACTTTCCTCTTCCTCAATCTCCTCGACTCCTTCTTCCTCTGCAATTGCTTCTGCAACAGTTTCCGGCTCATCTACACTGGACTCCAATGCCTCTTCCGCTGCCTCTACCCAAGAAGGTTTGTCCTTGAGATGCATCTCATAGGTGAAATCTATGGTGTTCTTAGGAGCGTTCATGAGTTCATGCAAGATGGGTAGTCCCGTTTGTGATGACATCCAAATGACATACTCCTCCCCTGTATACTTGCGCCATTTGACGCTTCTCTCACCTGCTGGGGGCATCATGGGCACAACACCGTATCCTTAGCAACCACCTTGACCGACTTGGGCATTATCTTCAACTTGGAGCGTATCGGCCCCTTGTCCTCGGGTATGGGGAGAGGCGCTTCCGTGATGAAGAAGTCATCTATGAGGATGTCAAGGGACTCGTTCGGGGTAGCGCTTCCCTGTTTGGTGAATGAGAGTCTGATGAGGTCGGCATCGGCATTGTCCGTGTTGTCCTCATCGTGATTCCTAAGCGCTCTCCTCATGTTATGGTAGAAGATTGGGTCATCGACCACTATCTCCATCTCCAAGTCATACTCGGTCTTCCCCTCTATCGCTAGGGTGGGGTTCCTAGTCCCTGCTTGTGGGACTTGGTCTGTTTCTGCATCGACCACGTTAGCGCCGCTGATGGTGTAGTATTGCTCCACTCCGGTCTTCCCGTTTAGTGTGAAGGACACCACCTGCCCGACCGTCTGCCCGAGCACCGTGATTATTCCGTTGTAGAACATGAATGGCTTCTGAGTGCCCTTCTCTATCCCAGCGACCTTCCGAGCGGCATTGTTACTACCAGTGTTCTCAAAGAGCCTATGGGCATTGTATCTGTCACCGGGAGCAGTGCTCTCCAACCTTCCTGTGTCTGTGTAGACTAAGGCCGAATCGAAGTTCACAGTCAACCTAAGTGCAGCATCAGTGTCGGTAGTGAGAGACCAGTCCTTGACCTTGCAACCACGGAAGACCCTAAGCAGTTGCTTTGAGTCAGTCGTCCCACCATCGACTATGCCGTCTAGTGTGGAGTCCGTGTCTAGTCTCCTAGTGCTGACTTCCATGCTGAAAGAGGGAATCCTCTCACGTGAGTAGTATAGATGCTCGACTGGGTTCACCAAAGCGCCTGTCGAGGCTGTTCTGTGTGGTGAGCCGTTAGCGCTACCTGCGACATAATCAGCGAAGTATACTGTTTTGTCCTCTGCCCAATCGAATTGCAGAGGCTCATCGAGCCATAGCGCGTGCACCTTAGCGGAAGAAGACCCACCATCGCTTGAAACGGCTAGGATTCTCCTAACCTCTTGCTTGGTGGCCCTATCGAATGGCTTGGTGACTCCCACCGATGGCCATGCATCAGTGCCGTCGATACTATCACCACCAGTGGCAGTGCCTCTGTAGGTCTGAATGTCAGTGAGTTGGTCGCCATTAGTAAGGGCGTCATGGAGGATGACGAAGGCATCCCCACTAGCGACTGAGGCGTTCACGCTCGGGACAGAGCCATCATGACCATCGACGTAGATGACAGTGTCTCCCACGTTAGCATCGTATTTCAATGCGAAAGCACCACCACCGTTGTCCTTAGTGTCGGTTGAGACGTTGCTTATCTTCTGACCGAGGCAGTAGTAGAACCACCTGCCGTTGTGTATGTTGCACTCAAACGAACCA